ATCTAATGCCATCGTCAGGAAGCGATTGCTTGGTCCCTTGGATACACGTAAATTCGTGCTCAATGACGTTTGCATCAGGTCTGACTATAACCACTGCCCGCTGAGCGTCGTTAAATAGTGAGATAAGCTTTTCTTTAGGCCAGCGAACAAACCCGTCATCAACTAACTGATCGTTAACCTTGTCTACAATGGTCTTAATAGTGTCTTTCATGGGTTACATCCAGAATGAAACGTTGACGTTAGGGTTTTGAAATTCGCCAAACTGGTCTGACGCTATTTCTCTCCATGCCTTTCTGTGGCCTTCAACAAATGCGCGTGAATGATAATTTGCCAGTTCAGCATTAAACCAAGGTCTACTTGGATACAGGAACAGATTGCTTGCCGCTCCTGAACAAATAGCATCAATGTAGCCTGACAAAGCATCGGGCAATTGATCTGCTATTGTTGGGTAGCACCAGAATGTTACAGTAACGCCGACTGATTTTTTGATGAAGGTGATCTTAGTTCTACTGTCCTGTAGATAGTCAGTACCCCTAACAAGCTCTTTACCATCAGAATAGACGGACACTACACCCCATGGGACTAATCCTGCTTCACCGCTAACAATAGCAAGCTCATCACCAGCATCTTTATCTTGTGCCGATGATGTCTGCCTAATGATTTGCGACTCTTTACAGAATTTGGTAACTGACGCCAATAGCTCATCAACCATAGATGTCTGCAACGGACCCTGTATAAGCTTCCTTAGGTCAGGCAAAAACTCTTTAATGTCCATCTATTCTGTCCTGGTTATTCTTTTGTTGATTTTGCGCGGTAAGCATCACGCACGCGCAAGCAAAATAACTCTTTTGGCTCGCCATCTTCACGGCGAATATTGAGCTCGTTAGCTTCGATAAACGCATCAAGCGCACCAAAGGTTAGCTTGCCAAGATCGATATCAGCGTCATCTACAACGACAACAGTGTCGGCGGCATCAAGCTCTTGCTGTTTAAGAAGTTCAGCTTGCTCCTGCTCTTTTTTGAGCGCTTCTGCTTCTGCTTCTTGAGATCGCTTGACCTGTTCAATAGAGTCTTCATCGACCTGCACAAAGCAGTCAAACGATAGCAGAGAAGATGCAACGATCAATGGCACTTCTGTTGGTTGATTGCGCTTGAATTTGATTTTAGGGTAATAGCCTGAGACGGTATCTTCTTTGATAGCCTTAGGTCCGATATACATGATTTGAGTTGTTGCTGTTGAGTTAGCTAGTAGATTCTTTTCCATGGCGATCATTCTCTATGAAATGCCCGACAATAGCCGGGCATTGTGTGGTGGTTACTTAGATGGCTTGTTACTTAGTGCCAACTGCCAAGTATTCAACGTAAATCGTCAGGTTTGAACCTGCCGCAATGGTGCCGCCTTTGACAACAGCCTGAATCTCAACCGAGCTAAAGCCGGTTTCAACTGGCATGAGGTCTTTAGAGCTGACTTTGTTGTTAACATCGAGAGCGGTAGCAAGAACGACTGATGAGCCATCTTCTTTGACTGCGTTGATATCGATAGTTGTTGATGCGTTGGCAACAGCTGTACCGGCAGATACACGCTTAATAATCAAACCCTGAGGCAGATTACCTAGGACGATCACGTCGTTGATTGCTGCTGTGCCAGTGAACTTGCCAATTGCAGTAGACATGTTGCCATGAGTACCGCCGTAAAAACCTTGGTTGGCCGATTGGCCTTGAATAGTAGCCATATTTAAATCCCGTAAAATTTTAGTATTAAGGGGCCCAAAGACCCCTTAGCCTAGTTAATGATTACAGACCCTTAACCGCAGAGTCTACAACGATGACGCCATTGTCGCGCATGTAACCGTCTGAGCAAGTAAAGCGAATTTTCTTCATACCTTCGTACCAAGAGATTGAAGCTTCCTTGCCGTTTCCGTGGTCAACTTCACCTTCCCAGTATTTAAACGGAGTGGTGTTGCCGGATGTGCCATAGCAGTCAGCCAGAGCCTGCGCACCTAGTACAATAGCGCGCTCAATGTTTGTGCCAGCGACTTTGACGGCGGTAGCAGCATTTTTTGAGTTGGTAGAAATGTTCGCTGTGTTGCCAGTCATGAATCTAACTGGGCGGTTGTACTTACGAACAAGAATGTTGTCTACCATGATCACGTCGCCTTTGAACAGCGGGTGATTAAAGCCATTGCTACGCGCTACGGCCTGCGCAACCATTTGGTTGTAGTCCTTTGTAGTCGCGCTGTCCTGCATATCTTTCCACTGGCGAGGAGTGATATACATTACATGGAATGGGCTTTCACCTGCCATTTCATCTGCACCGTACATTACTGGTTGTAATGGGTTGCTAGACTCATCCAAATACAGGCGAATGTTCTTAATGGCTTCGATAGTCATTAAGTCGGCAGAGTCCAAGTTTTCAAAGCTAGTGGCATCGCCAGCGTAGAAGTGACGATCATAGGTTGGAGCCGTTACCGGGTTAATCATGATCTCAGCAAAGCGAGAGTTGCTAGCTAGCGGGATCTTGGTTTTTGCATCTACCAGGTAGCCGCGGTCGCCTGCCAGATGGTAAATCATCTTTTCGTCCATCAGATCGCGGTAGTAGTTACCAAGAAGTACCTTAGCAACTGCCGCTAGGTTTTTGCTGGTACGCTTTTGCGACATGCGGCCGCCAATGTTAACCGGCTTGCGCACTTGGTTAATGACAGCTTCGAACTCTGTCTTGTTGAGATCTTCGCCGCGGCCTTCGATTTTTTCATCACCGATGAAAACACCTTCGCTCAGCTCATGGAACACGTCCATTGATACTGTATCGCCGGCCTTACTGTTTAAATCGGTAACACGAACAACAGGCGCGCCGCGTTCTGTTTGGTTTGAGTTAGACTTTGCCGCGGTAGGAGCGGCACCAGTCAGCATGTTTTTAAAGGAGTGTTTACGGCACGTCTCCATAAAGAGAGCGGCGCTAAATACCTTTTCATTACCTGGTTTCATAGCCATAGTTTTTAATCCATTGATTCGTCAAGAAGGGCCTCTAACTCCTGAGGAGATAGCTCGGCCATAATATTAAGTAGGTCTTGCCCGCTTGCAGATCTTGCCCGGTCAATAGCTTTGGGCTTGCTTGTTTCTGCAATGCCAACTTCGCTCGGGCTAGCTGGCGTGGAACTTAATCTAACAGCGTTGAGCTTTTCCTCAGCGATCAACTTTGCCTTTGCTTCGGCTTCTGCATTAGCGTTAGCGTCACTGGCTGTTGTGGTCTCCTTACCAAATACCCGCATCGTGCGGGCCATCGCTTCGTCAAGCTGGGCTGCTAGTGGTTTATCCTTAAACTCAGGAGAGACTTTAACTTTGTTGTAAAACATATCAAGCGTGTCAAACTCGTCTGAACCTTCCTTAGCCATGATTTCTTGAAGCTTTGGATTACTGTCGTAATACGCTTTGAACTCTTGGTTAGGCTGTTGAGCTACTGGCTCGCTTGCTGGCTTATCCTTTGCCGGCGTGTTAATAGCGTTTTGTTTAGATGCAAGATAGGCAATCGCTTTGCCAAGATCGCCGTAGTCGTTAGCGATAGACTCCAGCATTTCAGGCGTTAACTGCATATCTTCCGGCAATTGACTAGGATCAATGCCGGCCTCTTGAAGCTGTTTTGATAACAACTCAGCTTGTCGAGTGTTCTTATCTAGCTTGGCTTGGGCTTCCTGTCGGAGTCTTCGCTCTTCTGCTAGTTGCTCTTGTAGTTCAACGGTACGTTTACGAGTGGTTTCAAGGACCTCATAAGGGATCTCATGCTTACCATCCTTTGACAAAAGCTTAGGCTTAACGCCATCAGCTTCAGTTTCAGCTAGTTGGTCGGCTGACGGGGCCTGTTCAGTACCTTTATCGGCTTTGTCTTCATCGCTGGTTTCGGCTTTTTTGCCGCTTTCTAAGTCGTCACTGACTTCACCATCGATTTCATCATCGCTATCTAAGTCTGATACGTCTTCTTCACCATCACCTAAATCGTCGTCCTCATCCTCGAACTCATCAATGAATGATTCGATAGATGCCATGTCACCGT